TCAACCAAGGTTTAAAAACTGTAATGACTGCTCAAGTCAAAGATACAGCAAACAAACTACTAGCCAAAACAGATTGGATGGTAATCAGAAAAGCAGAACGTGACGTAGCAATACCGTCTGCAACAGCTACCTATCGTGCAGCAGTAATAACAGAATGTGCAAGACTAGAAACAGCAATAGCTAATGCATCAGATGTAGACGCATTGGCAACAGTCATGGCAGGACAAGATTGGCCTAAAGAGGATTAACCAATGAAATTTTTAGGATTACTATTAATTGTATTTGTAACAGGGTGTCAGACAGCAGGTATGGAATATTACCAAGCTGTAGAAAAGATTGCGATTGCTCAGAGTCAAGCTCAACAAGCAAAGTCTGAAGCCCTTAGTAAAATAGCCGCTAGTGGAGACAACAGCGCAGCAGGTTCAGCAGTCATGGCGTTAGCGTTAATGCAGTCTCCTAATATGAATGTTATTCCACAGCAGTCAGCAGCACTTGAGTGGTCTAAAGCAGTTTTACCAGTTGTAGGTTCACTAGGAGCTATGTGGATAAGCTCAGACGCACAAAAGACAACTGCTAGACACGCTATGACCTCTAATTTAGCCAGGATAGAGCAAGAAGGAAACAAGACTACAGCCCTATATGAAATGCTAGGGTCAAACAATGACAACATGTTAAATCTTGGTTTAGGTGGCTTTGACGCTGTAAATGAAGCAGGAGCGCAAAGTGTAGAATTGGGTCTAGCAAGTATAAATGGAGTTTCCGGTGGCGATAATTCAAATGTGCTAGAAGCTATAAACAATATAAACTACACCAGTAATTTCCAAAGTATCCTTAATGCCATTGGTAATATTTCAGTACCTAATTACGATGCAAAACTTGAAGAAATATTAACACAACTAAACAATTCCAATACAGTATGGGTTGCAGGTGTTAATTGTGTGAACTCTACTAACAATGGAGTAATAGGTGTTGGCGGTATAAATACAGAATTACCTGTGTGTCCTAAATAACTATGGCAAAAAATGATGAAGAATTTGAACTAGGGCATCCTGTTATAGAAGCATTGATTGACAGGGCAGCTAAGAAGGCTGTAAAAGCCTCTATGGTAGATTTAGGTTTATCTACTAAGGATGTACATGAGTTACATTCTTTATTATCCACCTATAGATCAATACAAAATAGTATTATTAGTACCGTAACTAAAGCAATAACTTTAGTTGTCTTAGGAGCTATAGGTGCAGCGGTGTATTTACATGAATGGCCTAAATAACCATGTTACTAGAGAGGCTTAGATGGACCCGATTACTGCCCTTAGTATGGCATCAACAGCGTTTAAGGGCGTTCAAACGCTCGTTGCGAGAGGTAGGGAAATTGAGGACGTTGCAGTCCAGCTTGGAAGGTGGTACGGATACGCCTCAGACATAAAGGAAGCTGAAAAGGAATCCAAAAAACCACCTATATTTCGTAAACTACTTGACAGTGGAAGTGTTGAACAAGAGGCTCTAAATTCCATTATAGTGAAAAAGAAACTAGAGGAACAGGAGAGACAAATAAGGGATCTATTAATTATCAGGTACGGAATAGAAACGTACCGTGAAATGATCCAGATGCGTAAGGACATTAAAGCTAAAAGAGAAAAGCTAGTGTACGCACAAAGACGCAGAAGAAGAAATGTTTTAGATTTTATTACAATAGCTATTGGTTTGTTTATTAGTGGTGCGATTATATACGGTTTTTATGATTTACTAATGAACTTTTCACGATGAGTACAATGGCTTTTTTACTTATGGTTATTATAGACGGTGAAGAAGTTAGAACCAGAAACATGCACTTTAGAGACATTAACCGTTGTAGATATTTTGCGGATAGATTGGAAGACAATGAAGCTAAAGTAACAGCGTACTGTAAACCTGTTATGGTTCCACAAACAACAATATTTAGGGACTAATATGTGGCAAACGTTAATATCACCTGTAGCTAATCTTGTAGGTGGATACCTAAAGAATAAACATGAGGAAAAACAGGCTGTACATGCGTCCAAGATGAGACGTATAGAAGCTGATGCCGATTGGGAGGCCATACAAGCAGATGCGTCAACTAATAGTTGGAAGGATGAATGGTTTGCTGTCATTCTTAGCTTGCCTCTTATTGGGGCTTTTATTCCTGACATCGTTCCTTATGTGGAACGTGGGTTTGCTGTTCTTGAAACTATGCCTGATTACTACAAGGCTTTCTTAGGTGGGGCTATAGCCGCTAGTTTTGGACTTAAGAGTTTATCTAATTGGGGTAAGAAATAATGGCTTGGCTTCCAGTTAACATAGAGCAAATATTAAACAACAGGATTCCTGATGTTCGTCAAAATATTCCTGTTTATGTTCCACAAGCTGTTTCTAATGTTTCAGCCGTTGTACCTAATGTACCTGTTGTTTTGCCAAATGTTGTAACAAATGTTCCTAATACTAGAGCAACTAATACCAACACTAATACAAACAAACAAAGTAGATCAACAGGTATGTTATCTCCTGCATCGTCATTAAATAATATTCCTGCTAATGTAAATACTATTATTGATGATACTTCTGGTTATTATGATGGTCCAAATAACGATTATTGGACAGACTTATTAGGCAATGTAAATAAATTTCCTGCAATTTGGGATTATTTAAACATAGGTTATACTTCAAAGGAATTTTTCCCTGAAGGAAAACCTGATTGGGAAGCTTTAGGAAGATTGTTAGGACAAGGAAGTCTCAGCGGTACTCCTAAATGGATTGAAGAAATAATGACTCAGGAAGGAGGTAGAGAATGGTTTGAAAAAACTGTTTTACCTAACATTCTAAATCAAATTAAATCTCAATATCCTGACTTTGCCGATAAAATTGATGAGTTTCAAGATTTTATTAATGCTGGTGGAAATGTTGAAGATTGGGATTCTGGTGGTGATACTGTAGCTAAACAAGAAGCTGCTGACTTTGGACAACAAATTTTAGATGCTACTAGCGTAGATGAATTAGCGGATTTATTAAATAATAATCCGGACATGAAAAACAATCCACATTTAGCTTCTTGGGTTGAGGCTAATGGACAGTTTCCAATAACTAACGATGTAGGTATTTGGGCTGAGTTAGATAACATTTTTGCTGAGTGTGTTCTAGGTCGTGATTGTGATGCTGAAGCAATTTTAGATAATCTTAGGATTATGTTTCCTTCCATTATTAATTTACCTGAATGGGCTAAAATATTAGGTGTAGGCATATTTAAAACTCCTAGTATTTGGGAAATGATGCAAAAAGTTGGAGGTATATTTGATACTATTTCCGGTAAAATAGAATGTACAAAAATAGACGATGATGGAAATGAAAGAGATTGTACAGCAACGGAACGTATTTCAAATAGTTTATGTGTTTTACAGCCAAACGCAGATTGTTGTATAAGTGATACTTGTAGTCCTGGAGATTTAATAGGTGGTGCTATTGGATCTGTTGTAGGCATTGGTACAGACGTTCTTGGACAAGTTATAGGTAAAATTGAAACTTTAGAAGATAAAATAACAGGAGCAGGAAAATACGGTGATATTTTAACTGGAAATTGTAAAGAACCTGATGGAACTCCTAAAGAATGTACTTGGGCTGATTTACCTAAGGAAGTATTAGATGACCTTATGGATATATTTGGTCCAGACGCAAGCCAATGGCCTCCTTGGGTATGGGCAATAATTGGTTCTTCCGTATTAGGTGGACTTGTAACAAAAACCAATTTAACTGCTGAAGAAGAAGAATGTGCGGAAAGGGGAGGAACTTGGAATGGAACTTCCTGTGAGCTTCCAGATACCCCTACAGAAAACTATTGTTCCGATACATACGGTGAAGGAGCAAGAGAAAACGATAGTTCTCCTTCTGGATGTGAAAAACCTTGTAATGGTGGTTGGATTGATGCTGATTTAGTGTGTGAGCAAAGTTTAGGTTGTCCTGAAGGCGGTTGTCCTGACGTAGACGGAGTACCTTACAAATGTGATCCAGTTTTAGATAAATGTGTTCCTGACGTAGAAGGAACTTCTTGTGCCGAACAAAATAGGCAAGACAACCCTGCTGATCCAACAACTTGCGGTGGGTGTTTAGGAAATTTTGTAGATATAGATGGAGTGTGTGTAGAAAAACAAACGTGTTCTGATCCTAATTCCCAAGTTAATGCTGACGGAAGTTGTGGTGAATGTAATTCAGGGTACAATAGAAATGAAACGGATTTATGTGTACCTGATACTGATACTCCAGTTCAAGACTGTAGTAATCCAGAGTATGCTGCGGCAAATCCAGAGGAATGTAAAAACACTGATCCTGATTGTGCAGCACAAAATAGAGTAACTGTTTCAACTGGAGATAGAGGAATAGGAGCCGGAGAAACTAGCTGTGGTCAATGTATTAGCGGCTATAAGGAAGACGGAGAAGGAAATTGTGTACCCTTTAAATACACTTGTTCTGACCCTAATGCAACAGTTTTGGAAGACGGACGTTGTGGTCCTTGTAAAGAAGGTTATATTTTTGATACCGTTGATGGCTCACCAACACATGATTCTTGTATTCCTAAAGGATCAGGACCAGGAACCCCTAGTGACGATGACGAGGATGATTTAGATTTAAGCGGTGGCGGTGGTGGAGGTAGTGGTCAAACTAACTTTACTCCGTTTACTGGCGGTCCACAATGGAACCCAGCAAAAATAGGTTTAGCTGCTTTACCTATGTCAATGATGAGTTCTGAAGGATTTTTACAAGGTTTATTAGGAGGTTCTACGGAAGGACAACCTCAACAAACAGCTTTTAATCAATCTCAAAGACAACAACCAGGCATGTTGGACGCTCGAAATCAATTTGCCAACGCTTACAATCAATACGCTGTAGCTCCAGCTAGTTTTTTTAATTTTTTAAATCAAGGTCGTGGATAAATGACATATTTAGATATAGTAAATAATACACTAAGACGGTTAAGAGAATCCACAGTTTCCGACATTACTGAAACAACCTATTCCACTATGGTAGGTGATTTTGTTAATGACGCTAAAAAATTGTGTGAGGACTCTTGGGATTGGTCAGCATTACGGACGGACATAACAGTCACTACATCAAGTGGTACATCCAGTTATTCCTTAACAAACAGTGGTGAAAGCACTAAAGTCCTACATGCTTTAAACGATACAAAGAATTGGTTTATGGAGTACCAGACACAAAAATGGTTTGACGATAAGTATTCCATAGCAACTCCAGCAGACGGAAGCCCTAATTATTATACGTTTGACGGTCTTGATTCCAGTGACGATACTAAAGTAAAACTTTATCCAAAACCTAATGCCACTGAATCAGTAGTCTTTACAGTAATTAAAAAGCCTGTAGCGTTATCAGCTAAAACGGACACAATGGCAATTCCCCATACGCCCGTAATACACATGGCTGTAGCTTTGTTGGCTAGAGAACGGGGGGAAACCGGAGGAACAACAGCAGCGGAATATTTTAATTTAGCAAATAAATATTTAACGGACGCTATTGCTTTTGATGCGTCTAAACATCCTGAAGAAACTATTTGGTATACACCTTAATGGCCCAAGAATTACAAAACTTAGCAATTACGGCTCCAGGTTTTAAAGGAGTCAACACACAGGATTCTCCTGTTAATGATGACTTTGCTTTTGCTTCAGTAGCAGAAAATTGTATTATTGACAAATATGGTCGTATTGGTGCTAGAAAAGGAATTAAAACAGTTACAGCTAGTTTAACTCCTTTAGGTTCCAGTGCAGGTCTTGAGTCTTTAGGAGAATTTTTGGACTCTGGAGGAAATAACCTTATTTTTGGTGGTGGTAACAATAAAATATTTAAAGGTACGTCCACTAATACAGTGTTGACTGAAGTGACTTTACCCACAAGTTATACAGTATCAGCTAATAACTGGAAGATTGTAAACTTTAATAGTAGTGCTTACTTTTTTCAACAAGGTTATGAGCCTTTAGTCTACTCTAACTCCGCTGGCTTACAAAAGATGTCAGCAGTAACCAGTGCAGCAGGGACACCTCCACAGGCTAATGAAGCTATAGGTGCTTATGGTAGACTATGGGTAGCTGACTTTGCTGCTGATAAGTCTACAGTGTACTGGTCTGATTTATTAGGTGGACATAAGTGGACAGGAGGTTCATCAGGTTCTATTAATGTAGCAAATGTATGGCCTGATGGATACGATGAAATAGTAGCTCTAGCTGCATGGAACGGTTATTTAGTTATTTTAGGTAAACATTCCATTATTATATATCAGGGAGCTACAACACCCTCCAGCATGTCCCTGTTGGACACTATAAGTGGTGTAGGATGTTTAAGTAGGGACAGTGTGCAGTCCACTGGATCAGATTTACTGTTTTTATCCAGTTCAGGAGTAGTGAGTTTAGGAAGGACTATACAGGAAAAGTCCATGCCTATTAATACGGTGTCCGGTACTGTTACTGATGACGTTGTATACTATATTTCACTAGAGTCGGACAAAAAGAAAATTAAAGCAGTATTTAGTCCTGAAGAATCCATTTATTTACTAATTTTTCCTACCAGTGATTTAATTTATTGTTTTGACATGAAGGGAAAATTGGAAAACGGGTCACATAGGGCAACAACATGGTCTAGCACTACAGTGTTAAACGGACTAAGAACTATAGACGGAACTTTGTATTTTGGAGGTTCCGCAGGTATAACGGAATATGATGGATATATAGACGGTACGGAAACAACGTATCACATGAGGTATTTTAGTAATGAATTATCCTTTGGTGATCCTTCAAGACTTAAGATACTAAAGGAAATAAACCTGATTATGGTCGGTGGTCAAAACGTAACCGCTACAGCTAACTGGGCTTATGATTTTTCAAACGCCTTTAGCCAACAATCGTTTACTATAGCTGACGTTAGTTTAGCGGAGTACAACGTATCGGAATACAATACGGCTGCGGAATATTCCAGTGGTATTATTATTGCGGATGATTTTGTTAAGACCACAGGACAAGGTAAATCAGTTAAGGTAGGAGTAGAGGCAATTATTAATGATAATGCCCTCTCTTTACAACAAATGAATGTTAAAGCATTGATAGGTAGAATGACATGAGTAACTACACAAAGACAACAAATTTTCTTGTTAAGGATTCTCTGGCATCCGGTAACGCTGCTAAAATTGTTAAAGGTGCAGAAATTGACACTGAATTTGACAATATAGCAACCGCTGTTGCCACTAAAGCGGATTCAGCTAGTCCTACGTTAACAGGAACGGTAACGGCAACTACCGTCAATGTATCAGGAACCCTCACGGCAGGGGCTATTGAAGGAGGGACTTACTGATGGGATGGGACACATTATTTGGTTTAGGTACGGGTGCTGCTGGCATTGCTGGTATTGATTATGCTAAAAGAAAATTTGAAGACTTAGGTGGTAAAACAGGGTACGGTTACAGTACACCACAAGGAGATTTAAAAGGAGCTTATGAAATAGGCGATATTGCTTCAGCAGCTTCTCAATTTAAACCTTTTACAGTTACTTCCTCCGGTTTAGGTACAGTCACAGGAACTCCTGAAGGTGGATTAACTTTAGCTTTAAGCGATGAACAACAGGCACTTCAGGATTCTTTAGGAACAGGTGCACAAACCTTTTTTGACAGAGGTATGTTAAATCTGGACGATAGACAAGCTGCTTTATATGAAACACTTAGAGCAGTACAAAGACCTGAAGAAGAAAGAGCAAGAATGGAACTTCAGGAACAACTGGCTAACCAAGGAAGATTAGGAGTCAGAACGTCCATGTTTGGTGGAACTCCAGAACAATTAGCAATGGAACAAGCTATACAGGAAGCTAAAAACCAAGCCGCTGTTGACGCTATTACGCAAGCTAGACAAGACCAGTTACAACAGGCTAACTTAGGTTCTGTGTACATGAAGAATATGCAATTACCTCAAGCTGGTTTATTAACTATGTTAAATCCTGCGGTTAATTTAAAGAACATAGCACAAACTGGACAGCTTCAAGGTGCTGAATATATGGCTGATGCCCAAATGACTCCTTTGGAAACTGAACTAGCCGCTAGACAAGCTATAGCTAATTTGATTGGTTCAATTAGTTCCGGTTTGTTAGGTGGTGCAACAAGTTCAGCATTTGGTAATGACGGTTGGTTAAATTTGTAAATAGGAGAATATAATGGCAGCTACTAGAATAAACCCAGGATTATTATCACAACTAAGTTTAGACCCTACAGCTAGATTAGCTGCTCAAGCGTTTGGACAAATTATGCCTTCCATGAAGCAAGCCCGTCAAGAGGAAAGAGAAAAAAAGGAAGCCATTGCGTCTGCAAATGCGTATGGAAAACTGGTACAAAATCTTCCTATTACTACCACTCCTAACCAATCTTTATTGGAAATGCTAAGTCCTGAGGCTTTAAAAGACTTTACTCAAAAGTCAAGTGATTTTAGGAAACTAGGAAAAGCTGAAAATATAATAATTATTAAAAATGGAAAGAAGATTGGTCCAGTTGCATTTCAACCTAGAGGCGATGGTCAATATGTAAATTCTAAAGGACAAACTGTTGAGGAAGTATATGGGCCAGGAGTAAAATGGCATGTTGAAAAAAAATCAGGCGTAACAATACACAACAACCCTGAAGGATTAACGGAAAGTGCGTACGATAAACAATTTGGAGAATCAGCAGCAAAAGCAGACGTAGCTTTTGTTTCAGAACAATTATCTGCTGAAAATTACGATGCTTTAGAAACAACATTATTATCCACTAGAGATGCTTTAGATTTGGTAACAGAAAATCCGACAATTTTTGGTGCATCAGCAGCAGTAAATGTGCCTTTAGCTAAGTTTGGAATAGGGTTAATGAACGCTTTAGGTGTTTCAGAAACTGATACAGCAAGAAGAAAATTAGAAGATACTTCTATTGGTGCTGATGAAGCTAGAAGATTAACTATGAATTTTGTAAAGGAACGGTTTGAAGCTACTAAAGGAGCCATTTCAGATAGAGAATTTCAAGAGTTTATGAAAAGTGTACCAAATATACTTTTGGAACCAGACGGTTATAAGATAGTAGTAACAAAATTACGAAATTTAACTGCTGCTAAATTAGCTATGATAAACGAAGCAAGAAGCATTGCATCAGAATTTGGTCCTAATTCAAAAGAAACTGCTAAAAAACGATATTCTGAAGCAAAGAAATTATTTGGCAGAAGTAGAAAAACATTTCAATTTTTTGATGGTTTTGATGTACAAAACATGAGTCCTGAACAAACTCAATTAATAACTAAAATTCTATCTGATAATATTAGTTTAGACGATGACAAAATAAATAGAGATTTTTGGAATGACAGAATTTCATACGTTGCGTCATTAAAAGGTGGAGCAACTAAAATAGTATCTTACTACGATTTAAAAGATATTTGGTTAGACGGAAGAAAAAAGGGAACAACAAAATTATCGTTTAAAAACTGGACTAGAGAAAGGTTTTCTAACAAAAATCTAAAAATTATTGCAAAGCAACAAGGAAATTAAAATGGCTACCACTCCTTTAACATACGATCTTTTTGAAGACGCACCGCCATTAGCTGATCCAGACAGTGTTAATTTAGATGATGCTTCTGAGTCTAACAAAGCGTCTCCTGAACTGATAGATTTTTTTGATGAGATGCAAGAAGAAAACATTAAGGACGTTAGTGAAAATCAAAATCATTGGACTGATGTTATTACTGCTGGAGGTCTTAGGATGGTTGCCGGACCCGTTCAAGCCCTTATATCGGAATTGGAAAGAGCAGGAAAACTTCCTGAAAACAGTACAGTTGATTTTACTAATAAAGTAAATCAAATGGAAACTGAACATTTAGTAGATCCTACAACAACGGAACAAATTTTTAGGGACTTAGTAGCTGAATTAATACCTATATCCGTTGAAACAATACTGTCAAGAGGTAAAAGTATTCCAGCAACTATGGGAATTTCAGGAGCAAGTGGAACGGTTTCTGGTTATTTTAGATACCAAGAAAATCCTGATCTGGTTATGAGTCGAGTAAAACGAGGCACAGACGCACTTATAGGTGGTGGAACAGGAACAGTTTTGTCGGGAATTTTTCCTGCGGTTGGAAGACTGTGGGATAAACTAAAAGGTAATCGGGCAGGAATTGATGTATTTGAGGGTGGTGGTCCTGATTCTGTACCTAGACCTGAAGTAACTGAAGCTATGTACGAAAAAGGAAGGGAAGCTGTAGAAGGTGGATTACAACTAACTCCAGCAACCGCTTCAGGAAATCCTTTGTACCCTACTGGACATCCTAAAATGTTAGCGGATGAAGCAGCTAATATTGCACTAGCAAAAAATAAAAACAAATTAACTGAAACTGCTATGTCCAATAGAGAACAAGTGGATGTATTTTTAAATGAGTTAATAAAAGATATAGATAGTTCTGTTTCCGATGCTAATGGATTATATGAAGCAGCGAAAAAATTTCCTCCTATGATGGGTGTTAGGTCTTGGGTTAGTAAACATCCTCTATTGAGATTAGAAATGACCGAAATGTTAAACAATAAAAGATATAAATTACTGTGGGATCAAAGCCCAAGTGATTCGGAAAAATTTTTGTTGTTTAGAGATTGGTTACAGGACACAACTAAAGGAGGAAAATATCAACCTAGTCCAGCACAAGGAGCATTAGGTAAAAAACACCAACAAGCAGTTATTGAGTTAACAAAACGAATGAGGAAAGCCAATCCAGTTTTAGACCAAGCCATGATTCTTTCTCAGAAAAATAAAATTGTTGAAGATTTAAACAGAGCTATTATTGATAAAGTAGGAGACAAAACTATTGATAACATTACTTCTTATGATGTAATTTTAGGAGCACTTGAAAATCCAGAAATTAAACGCTCTGTAGCAAATATGGTTGATAAAAAAGCAAGAAAAGAGGCTTTACAACGTATGGCATTTTTAAGAAAAATGCTTCCTGCGTTAAAACAATTTGAAAATCTTGCTAATACAGGAGTTAAAAAAAGACCTGAAGAAGTTGCAGAAAGAGGTGCTGCATTAACAGCAGCTTTTTATTCCGTTACTAATGTTGTAGGAATACGAAAAAGTAATAAAATGGTTGACTTTATTTTAAATCCTGGTTGGTCTTTACGTTTTAAAGAGCCTTCTTTTCCTTCTTTTTCTGATAAATTAAAAGGTCCATTGTACGATAGGCAAGGAAAAATAACAGCGGAAGGAGAAGAACTAGCTAAAAAATTAGGAATTGTTTTAGACAGTATTGTTAATCAAGTTGCTCCTGGATTTTTTATAGACGATACTGTTTATGATAAAACAGCGTATTCTAAAGACACAAGTAAACAAAAAAGAGCTTGGGCAAAACTTGAAAAATCTGGAAACTTAGAGCGTTTTGCACAAGCTAATCCGGAAGCCTTTGAAAAATTAAGAAGGGCTAATACAACAAGAGCTATGGTTTAACTACTCAGGTTCAAACTCTATAATACCTCCGTTATTCAAATAACTAATAGCTCCCATAACACCCATAAGTTTAGCCATTTGTTTAACTTCAGATTCCACTGACTCCACTACTGACGGATGATCCGCTGTACCACTAGGGCTTTCCGTTAGTACCTGGATGTTCAACCTATGCCTGTCCAGTTGGTACATACAGGTCTGGGTTATGTTCTCTATGACTTCCTCCTTAAAGCAGGGCTTACCGCCAGTGATTTGCTTAAGTGTCATTTTGTTTCCTCCTGAGATCAGCCACAGCCGCCTTAATAGCGTCTTCAGCTAATACACTACAATGAATTTTAACGGGTGGTAAAGAAAGCTCCTGTGCAATCTCAGAGTTCTTAATGTCCTCTGCCTCACTAAGTTTTTTACCTTTAACCCACTCAGTTAATAATGAACTGGAGGCAATAGCGGAGCCACAACCATAAGTTTTAAACTTGGCATCCTCTATTACCCCACTGTCATTCACCTTGATCTGTAGTTTCATTACGTCACCACAGGCAGGTGCACCAACCATACCAGTTCCTACAGCTTTGTCCTTCTCATCAAGTTTCCCTACGTTTCTAGGGTTATCATAATGATCTAAAACTTTATCGCTATAGCTCACAGGCTCCTCCAACACAGGCTAATGTCTGTGCTCCTTCAGTATTGTCCTGACTCTCATCTATGTCCCAATTAAACTCCTTTGGAAAACCCTTGACCATTTTATTGTACTGGTCCTTGGTTATTTCCTCATAAGGTGCTTGCTCATAGGTGTGATCCGAATAAGGTAAAAATGAAATACCTGAGACGGAATCAAAATTGTTGTACACCCAATCCCCGATACCCAAGAACTCATTGTCCCTGTAGTACACGGTAATGCTGGGCTTATGTTCACACCAGTGTTCCTGGTAAATAGACCATAACTTTAACTGATCCTTTGCTTTCTGCTCAGAAGCCAACACAGCGTCCTTTGGGGACTTTTTAGGGAAACTGAATACTTTGGTAGAGGGTGACGTTATGTCCACCTCAGAAGGCACTCCAGCGTCCTCCAGGACTTTACACAAAGGATCTCTCATGTCAGCCCTGACTCTCCTGATGTAATACTGACTGTACCGTGGGTGAATACCACTGGCACTGTCCACTAACTGAGACACAGTACCACTTGGTTTAACACACGTTATAGCAGCAGACTGTGCAATACCTAGACGCTTAGACCATTCCTTATTAGTTTTAATGGCTTCGTCCCTAAGTGCTTGTAGTACAGTAGGCAAGTTTTTATTCCTTAAGTTCATTAAAGAACTGTCCAGAATACCCGTCAGGGACACTCCCAGTAATGCTTCTTCCTTAGTGTTGTCCTCCCAGACTTTCCTTAAGTATCTAAAGTCCGTGAGGGTAGCTTGGAGAGTTCCAAGGATAGTTGCATTTCGTACTTTTCGTTGGAGACTTTGAAATGTATCTGTCGGTCTAACAACGACTTCGGAAAGATTACAAAATTGGTTTGGTCTGAGGATGATTTCCGAACAGGGGTTTGTCCCGAAATCTCTTTCAGCATCTCTTCTACCATTTCTTGCAGCTTGCTTCTGACTTGCAATACGGCTAAAGATTCCTCTTTCTCCGGATTTTGATTCATATAAACTCCTCCATTCATTTATAAACGCACCAAAGTCAGGCGTTTCAGTGTAACAGGCTGAGTTATTGGACAGACCTCTCTGTGGCTCATCAACCCACCACTGTCCGTGTTTAGCTCTACGGATTCTATCGTCAGTCAAGTTGCTTAAACTAATTAGTGCAGACCTTCTGACCCCACCAACCACGACGACTTGTGCAATTTTACAGCAAATATCGTGGCATTCAAGGGAGTTAAGCTTTCTTCCAGCCGCTCCTTTAAATACCCCCACGGTAAAGTTGAACAAGTCAACAAGCGGTTCAGGACCAGACGCTCTGCCTCCAAATGTTTTGAGTGCGGAACCCGCAGGTCTAACTCCACTGATGTCCCATTTGGGTAATTGACCTGAATACAGCAACGACACCAATTCCCTGTACGATTTCGCCCATCCAATTTTTGAGTCTGCAACGTGTATGATAGTGTCGGTGTCATGGAAATCCTCCGCTATTTCCGGCAGTTTCTTAATGTACTGACGTTCCACACTAAAACCTACTCCTGTTCCACACATCAGGATGTACATCATTTCATCAAAGGCTCTAGGGTTATCTATGGTAATGTAGGAGCAGTTGAACCCTGCTACATTGTCTCTGTCCAGAGCTTCCCCAGCGGTCATTAACGCCCTCATGGAAGGCATAATGTCCATGTCCAGGATAGCTTCCTCAAGTTCTTCAGCTTCATTAGCCTTAAACTTAACGCCTCTACTCTTCCAGAAATTCATGTATCTGCCAACGGTTTCTTCCCATGTTTCCCTGCGGTTTTCAGTGGGCAGATATCGGGCATAGCGACTCTTGTGTATGTACTGTTGATAACTATCCATAATTAAATGTATGCTCCTCTATTAATTTTTTTAAATACCATTCGGCTTTTTTAAGATCCTCTGCCCCGTTTTTGTACTTATACCTGTGTAAGTATTTAATTACGTTACCTTCAATATAGTCCACAAACCCGTCACCAAGTTGCTGTTGAATATAATCAATCGCCTCAAGTCCACCTTTGTTGTAATGTGGTGGATGATTAACATTGTCTTTTGGTTCTTCCTTTGGAAACATTTGTTTGTCCAACAAACTGTCCGAAGGATGATATAAAGATCCAGTAATAGTTTTAGTTGATTGTGCAGACATTAAACAATCCTCCGGTTTATCTGGCCCACGAGATAATCTATTCCATTCTTCCGGTGTAGCATTGTCTATGCTCATAAGACTTTACTACTATAGTCCATCAAGGACAAATACCATAAACATATCATAACAATTATTATACCCAACGCCATTTTATTATGAAATTTCATAGTCTACTCCCAATATCCGTTCTGGTACTTGTCGGGTAATGTTTCTACGTCCACTAATTCATCAAAATCCTGGATACATACATCAATATCGTCTTCATCATTCATGCTTCCATCTCCTCTATTTCCCGTTGTATTTTTTCAATACGGTTAATTACTTTATCTTCAAATCTGTCAACTAACTCTTCAGAATTAATATCTAATAACTCTATTATATCATCTATTTCGTATCTAGTCAACAGTTTTTCTCTTAATTCATCTAGTGTGTACATAATTCATCAACTCCTCCACCTCACTAACGGAGAAATATTTGAACTTCTCCTTTTCACACCATTGAGCCATTGTCATCTTAGATCCTTTTCTTACTTTCTTGTTTGGATCACTTAGTACAAATATCAGTTCAGCGTCCACCGTGTCCCTGATGGATTTGTACTTAAGTGTATCACCTGCCCTAAAATAACCTTTACATTCAATCATAATGCCAGTTTTATGTACAAAATCAGGTTTATACTTACGATAAACCGTATAAGGTACATCAAAAGGTTCATAGGTAAACTCCCCTTTAGGCACTACTGTTGCAAATGTTTTCTCAAGTCCGGAACGATACACGTTACGCAACTTCCTGTAATTGGATTTCCGGTACTTTCGGCTCATTCTTTACCACTCCTAAAAATCTTGGACCTGTTGAATACTTAAAAGCCCTTAAACCAGGCCAACATGACTGCTTAAACTGACAGTAGGAACAACCGGAACTAAGTTTCATATTGCCTGAAGAACCATCAGGTATCAATTCATGGCAATGCTCCGGTGCTTCCTCCTGTTCCACAGCTTTCTTAATTGTTTCCATTCTTTCTTCTATATCATAATCCATGTATTTATGTACTGGAGCTTGGGTGTCCTCCAGGTCGTATTGAAGTACCTCCAAATGTCCGTTCTGTTTGTCCATAGCTAACCAAGCTATCTTGGTGTCACCTTCTGAATGGGCGTATGCTTTAAGTTGTGCCACATAACCAAAAGGATCGTCCATAGCCAGTGAACCGTCCCTGAATTTTTTGAATCCATAGGTACTTGTGGACTTAACGTCAACCAATGTACCGTCAATGCGACAGTCCATGTGTCCTTTGACTCCAGCTACTTCACAAACTTTCTGTTCTCCTTCAACCTTATGTCCTGACAACTTGACAAAACATAATAACATTTCCTCAATCAAATGACCGTACATGAATTTAACTAATGTATGAGGTAATATACGTTCTTTAGGAACCCTGTTAATAGTATTCCACAAATAACGTAACCCTTTGCCGCTGGAGGATAATCTAAGTCCTGACCTAGTGTAATCCCTGTTGACAAATTCCTTACGCATTAGTTTTTTTACGTTTTCACCAAACTCCTCAATCACTTGTTCAGCGTCAACGTCCTGTGGTACACGTTTAGACATCATCAATTTATAGATGTCCTGAACCAATGTATTTATGGTTTTCATTCTTTATGCTCCACCCACCAACATTTTCTAGTGACAGGGTTAAAACCTAATCGTCGAACCCCTAGTTTTTTTTGTTCTTCAGTTCTTTGTCCAGGAAGGTCAGTAGGGTTAACGTCCGTCTTTGTCCTATATTTTGGCTTTCCGGTTTTAACGTCCACTAATATAAACTCCCCTGTTTTTCTACTCCAGACAATAATGTCCACAGGACCATCGCTGCCATAGTTCCTGAATGCTTCATACCCTTGGTCCCATAACCAAGTTACTGCATAGAGTTCTGCAAAATCTCCTTTACGGTTGCTTGACATTTCAGCATTAGTAAGTTTAGTGTGTTTCAGACCAGTTATTTCCGACATGATATTCTCCTATGTTTGCTGTGCTTCCATTTCCTTTATCGTTAACCCAATTTGCATAGCTATCTGCGGAACAATCGCATTCCCTAATCCTCTAAGTCTGTCCACCCTTCTGGGTATCCCATTAGCCACTCGACCCACGTTGGGTTCAGACTCCCACGATTCCATTCGGATTCGGTAGTTCCCCTCTCCTCTCCGTGTCCGTTGGTTGATGCTCTTGGAGTCGGCCACATCTTCTGTTCCTCCAAGGCTACCTTCTCCTCCAGGTTGCTGTGATACCCTGTGTTTTCTATCCTGTTGAGTGCTCTCTCCATTGTCATGTTCATGATCTTTGAGCTTCTTGGAGTAGGCCACAGTTCTCCTCTCACTGCATCTGGTAGACTGTTCGTTATAGGTCTGCCCTTGGCCTTCAGAGTCTCTGGCTTCCTTCCACCCTTCCAATCCCTTGCTGTTGGAGTAGGCCACAATCCACAATCTATCTCTTCTGTGGGGAGCATTGACGGAGCAAGCTGGAACAACAAACGTCCTTGTGGAGTAGCCTTCGGCTTCCAAGTCAAGAAGCACCGAGTCGAGGCCCAATCCAATGTGACCATAAACATTTTCGAGAACTGCATAAGTGGGTCTTTTGCATGCAATAATTTGATACAGGTACGGCCAGAGGTGTCTGTCATCTTCATGCGCTTTTTGATTTCCTGCGACACTGAACGGCTGACAGGGGTATCCTCCTGTGATGATGTCGCAGTCGGGAACAAGGTTTCTTGGGTCATTAGCTAACTCCTTTACGTCATTTGTTATAGGTACAGTAGGCCAGTGCTTTCTCAATACTTGTCTACACCAAGGTTCAATCTCACAAAACATGGATGGTTCGCTAAGTCCTACCCACTCAAAGCCTAGCGGGAATCCGCCTATACCACTAAAAACATCTACATGCTTCATTTTAGTGTGTTTCAGACCAGTTATTTCCGACATGATATTCCCCTGTTAGTGGACATCTTAAGTTAAAGTGCAAACCTGCCGCTTCAATACATGACACAGCTAAGTGACCAAACTTGTCGGCTTGATCCGCTTTAACTTCAGTCTGTATTTCGTCATGTATATTTCCCACAAAGCTATAGTTAATGTTCCATTCTTTAGCAAACTTATCCAAAAGTATCAAGGCTTGTTTCATTACTATTGCTCCGGCCGCTTGGAGTAAAGTATTAAGGCTTGAATGCTCTGACCTAACTTGGAGCAATCTTCCGTCAAGCCCTCTAATAATTCCGTCACTTCCTTTTCTTCTAACTCGTTTTTGCAAATCAGAGAGTGCTGGAGTGGCGGCAAGGAATCTTTGTCTAAGTTCAGAGCCTCTACTTCTACATCCTCCGACAAGCTTTCCAAGTTTTTCATCCCCACTCCCATAAATGAGACTATAGATGAAAGTTTTAGCTGAATCTCTATCTGGAAGTCCCGCTGCTTTTTGGTTAGCTGTGTGGATGTCTCCATTGACTATCTCCTTGGTGTACTCTGGATCGTTCATATAATGTGCAAGCATCCTTAATTCCAAACCTGATGCGTCCACCCCTACTAACTTATGTCCTAAAGGAACAGTCCAACAACTCCTACATTCCTTTCCAAACGGGCTATAACTGGCAGGTGTTTGGGCAAGATTAGGTTTAGAGTGTGTCATACGTCCGGTTACTGCTCCGTTTGTATTAACAAATCCTCTAACTCTACCGTCATGTTCCATTGCATCAACCCATGATTTAACTTGAGCAATCCTTTTTTGAACCAAAATATATTCCGCTATCATTTTGGCTTCCGGTATGCCTTTGACCTTAGACAGAGTAGCTTCATCCACAATAGGTTGGCCTGTTTCCGTAAAAGTCTCAGGTTTCCAACCAAATCGTTTTAAATGTATGCCAATCTGTTTTCTGGAGGCTAGGTTAAACGGTATGTATTCTATCCTGCTAAACTCACCGCAAACGTTCTGCCAGTTATCACCCAAAAATTTAAGTCCTACTGTTGACAGGTTTCCGTCCTTCTTGTACTTAGGTTTCACCTGTTTAACAAAAGTAGGCAGAGGTTTGAAAGTTTTATGTACTTCCTCCTCCAAAGCAAATTGTTTCTCCTTTAGTTCCGCTAACAGATCAAATGCCTGACGCTCATCCAAAAGCCAACCATTGCGAATCTGTTGCTGTATGATAAATTGAACCTTATGTTCAAGATCAATGCTTTCCTGAGAAAAATCACTCATTTCAGTCATCAGCTTAAAGTGGGTATGCTCCGTGACTTTTACGTCCTGGATGCAATAGTCAATCATTTCCTGAGTTAACTGTGACCAATCACTATAATCACCTTTAGGAAAGCCCAAACGCTCACCCCACGCTCTTAAACTGTGTCCTCCTTCACGGGATGGATTAGACAACCTGGATAACACTAAAGTGTCTATTACCCTCTCAGGCTCCACAGAAACGCCCCAGAGCGATTTTAGCACAGGGAGGTCGTACCCTATGAGGTTATGTCCAACTACGCTCATACGGCCTCTCAGAGCGTCCTGGAGGGTATCAGGGCTAGTATGGACAATAGTTGTGCCTTCCCTATCCTTACAGTTGTCCTTCGTCACCACACACCAAATAGTGTCGGGATTCAGTCCATTTGCTTCAATGTCGAGATAAATGCTCATTAAAACAGTTCCTTTTGTTTCCACTCACAAGTAAAACCACAAGATAATGGACTGTCCTTAGTAAAATTTCCCCTGTCTGGCGATAATTCATCTAAAAACACACTTCCATTTTTATCTTTATTTAAGGAATGGTTTAATTCTCGTTCTAATTTAGCCATCTTAAGAAATACATCAGGAAAATCTTTTCGTATTTTGTTCCAATAACCCATACCTCCCTTAACACAGCCTACACAATTATTATTATTATAGCCTAACTTATACATAGTAGGAATAGTTAAGTTTGATTGTGCTAAAAAATCTAAACAGTCTTTTTTTGTTGCTTTATTAGCCATCAAAATAAAATCTGTTTCTAAATCATTATTAGAATCAATAAAACGGTTAATTCTTCCTTCTTCCTCACAAGTGTAACCAAATACATGTACATCATTCGGTTTTTGATATTTTTTTCTAACGTCTTTTTTCAAAACCATAGTACAAGGTGCTCCAGACGGTCCTTTAATGAACCTTCTTTGTTTAAAGACGTTAAATATAGAATAATCATACTTTTCATTTCCTATAGTTTTAACTGGAATATTAAAAAGTTTAGAATATTCCTCCAAAAACCTCATATTATCTGGATGTTCTTCTAAAACTTTACAGTATACAGCTTCAAAAGAAACTTCCTGGTTACCACTATATTTTTCTTTAGCTAAAAAAGTAGCATAAGCACTAGCAGCACCGCAACTAAACCAAGAAATAACCCTCAAAAGTCAGCCTCCGCTTCCTTTGGTTTTGCAACTTCCGACATTCTTCCGGTGAATCTGTCGTACTTCAGGAATGCCGCAGGTCCAGTAATGCCAACGTACCGATTCTTCAGGACACGCACACAGGTTGTGTTACGTTTTTCCTCGTCCTCCTCCTGTTGATCTCTTTCCAGACCTATCACCATGTCCGACAACTGAGCAATAGCCTGAGAACCCCTGAGGTCGGACAAACTGACCTTACCTCCGTCCTCATGTGCTTTTCCAGTTACACGCCTGAGATGGGAAACCAGGAACAGACCTATGCCTAACTCCTGAACCAGAGTTCTAAGTTTAGTCATAATGCTGTCAATGGCTTTCCTTTCATCATTGATGTCTGCTTGAGAAGACACAACTATACTTAAGTGGTCAAGAACAATCCATTTACAGTCAAGGGCTTTTGCCATGTACCTCACCCTAGATAGTAAGTTGTCCTCCGCTGTTGATCCCCAATGGTCAAACAAAAAGTACCTTCCAGTGCCCAAAGTTTGCTCCCAGAATGGCCTTAGTGTGTCGGGGTCAACGTCCTCTTCCAAGTGAAGCGGGGTGTCAGCAGCAATCGACATAATGCCTAGTGACGTTCTGGCTATTGATTCCTCTAACGCTATGACACCTATGTTGTCCTGAGTTGCATTTAACAAATAAAACTCAAGTTCCCTGACTAACTGGGACTTTCCCATCCCTGAACCTGATGTAATGGTCACTAACTCACCTAGTCGGAAGCCCTTTGTATATTCATTGAGTCCATTCCAAGGGTAAGGTATTGACTTTACATCATTGGCTTTGACAATCTCCTCCCAAGTGTCCACACCGGATATGATACCGTCCGGTTGATACACTTTTGCAGACCACCATGCGTTGACAAACTCCTTGATCTTGTTTGCCTGTAACATTTCACCTGCGTCCTTCATAGGTAAAGTACATATCTTACATTTTTGTGGACTAAATAAATCCTTTACAGCGTCCACAGCGGCCAAACCTGGCTTATCGTTATCAAAACATAGGACCACGTTGTCGTATCCTTCCAAAAATTCCAATGAACTTTTGACCTCTGTAACACAGGCAGAAGCACCCGACCTGAGACTAACTACGTCCCATTTTCGGTCAAACATTTCCGATACCGCTAGACAATCAAGCTCACCTTCCGTGATTGTTATGTATTTTCCTTTACCTTTACAACGATTTTGCCCAAACAAGCCAGTACCATTAAGCACTCCGGTACAGTGGAAACCCTTCCCCTCAACTGTCCTGACCTTAGAACCCTTAAGTTCACCAGTGTCTTTACAATAGTAGGGGTAGTGGTGTTTAGCTATCTCGCCCGACGGTCCAAACTCCACAGTAACACCGAATTTTGCTACTGTACTTTGTGAAATTCTACGGTCAGGTATGGACGCTACAATACCCTCCATGTTGAGTTTTGGATTTGTTTCCATCATGTCCGAAGTCCCGTCCGAAAATACATGGTAGCCACAGTCGGGTGTAAAGCAATGCTTACCTCCGTCACTGTAGGTGGCTAGATTGTCCTTAGAGCCACATCGAGGACATGGCTCATGTTTAAGGAATTTTGACATTTAAAATCCTTCGTCACTTCCTGAGTTATCTTCAGCCAACTCCAAAACACGGGCTTGCTGTAAATAAGTACTCACACCATGAACAGGATGTTCCGGACCTTGTTTGTACTGAACACGCACCTTTGAACCCCTGGTAATGTCCCCGACAAAAGGTTGGTCATTCAAATCAACCACCTTAACCGGATACTTACTACTAAACTTACGTTGGCTTTTTCCTTCATAAGTCCGGAGTTTTATCCCTGCTGCCTGTAAAGACTTAGCGTCCTCATCCGACAAGGTTAAGCTAATACTCCATTTATTAGTGTCCTTTCCCTCATAGATTTCAGTGCTTGCAAGGTGACAAAAAGCTACTTGACCTGTTGCTAACATATATTTCTCCTACTATTGGTTAGTTAAACGTGTATAAAATTCATCGGCAGTATCACCATTAAATCTACCTGCCAACACCATACCACTAAACTTATTTTTTTACAACTTACACTATTATTATACCACATAAATGCTTTAAATGCAAACTATCTTGCTATCTTGCATAAAAAACATGATCCTGGATTGCCACAGTCTGTCTATAAGCACTAGCCCAATAAGGTAAAATGTTTTTGGTATGATAAAACAAAGCTCCACCAGTCAAATCTGGATGCTCCTCAGTCATCAAAGCATAAGCCAGGTGTTTAGACTGAACCCACGCTTTAGCGTCCTGAAGCTCATGTTTCCTATTGTCACACAGGTAACTGAAGGAACATTTACCGTAGTAATACCCTCCATTTGGTTTCTTTTTACCCTGTTGAACCACTAAACACACGGTATTAGGATATTTAGAATCCTTAACACGGTTAAGTATCACCAAACCTACAGCTATTTGACCTTCTAAAGACTGATTCCTGGCTTCAAAGTACATTGCTTGAGCTAAACAATATCCGTCATGGTCTAATTGCTCATCAATTTCAGCAACTAAGGTATTACTAAAGTAAACTAATTTAATCATTATGATAATAACAAAAGATTTAAACATAAATACTCCTAAAGTAACTTATGTACTATTATTATACCACATTTCAAGTAAAAAGTCTGTAAACTATTTCACAAAATTAATCTACAGGATTAACAATCGTTAAGCCATCATCAAAAATCTCTTCCTCCAGGTCAAACGTTTCGTATTCATCCCTAATAACTGCCTCAGAAATGTTAAAACATTCCCAACATAATTCAGTGGAATTACGCATTTCTGACGATTCAAGGATCTTGTCACACGCCTTACATCTGCTCAATTTCATACCCTCCTTGGTTGTATTAGGTACTGGTAATGGAGGGTGCACTGTCTGTGTACACCACTTTATAATCCATTATATCGTGTTCAATTTGTCTTAATATTTCTCTTTTGACCAAACTTTCGTCATCATGTTCTCCGTCTACCGTATAAAGCTCTAATTCTATCTTAATCATGTCTGTAAGCTCCTCAGTGGACCATTGGGAACAAAAGTTCCTTAAGTTCCAGGTTACTATAGGTTTCATATTTAGCTCTTAGAGAAGGTTCTATAAGCTCACAGAGGGTCTTAATTTCATCTATTTTCTGTGCAATTATATCCTTCTCAAGAAAAATAAGCTCGTTAATCATATCCTCCCTGCTCATGTTGTCGGGACCAGGTACTTCAGGTTCACCGCCTAATGCGTCAAAGTCTGAGTCTGTTAGTGGTTTTTTATATGCATGATCGTCGTTATTACTGCTCATTTGTTGGCCTCCTGCTTTTTTTTGTACGTTGGATAACTGTTTTTAGCTTCATGTAGAACTAAGTCAGAGTAACTCCGAATTGTGCCATCCTTGTCTACACTGACTGCAAACTTCAAAACGTCAATAAATTCATCCAAAGCATAGTCAAACTTAGGAATGTCCGATAAATATAAATCGTGCATATCCGAAGCTGTTGATAGAATATCCTTTAAGTTGTTGGTTGCCTTCAATAAACGCTGTCTATCTGTGGTTGATATTTTCATTATTATTGTCTCCAAATTTAAGATTAAAATACTCTTGGCTCTGCTTCCAGGCTTCTATTACGTCCACCTCCTCCAGCAATGGGTCTTTCTCAAAAACTTCGTATTCTGGATCGTATCGAACATCGTCAGTAATTCTACATTTCATTTTTTTTTACCTCCAGTAAGGATACAAGTCAACTATTAGTTCTGTAATATGCAAAACTAATAACACCGTAAATAAAACAATACATATTATACAGGGTTTAGTGCCCATTGTAAATACTCCAGGAATACCTAGTATTCACCTGGTATTACCTCCTTTGATTCTTGTGCAGTTACTTGAATAGGTTCGTCCGTAACGCATGACAAACGTTCAAGTTGAATATTAAAGCGTACAATGTCCTGCTCCAATTCTTCTAACATATTAGTAAGCTCCATATCTATTTTACCTTTAGTCGTTTTAAGATCCATTTTTAGCACTCCTCTTTTAATTCTTTTAATTTAGACGGCATCAATACCGATAAAGAATATCTATAGCCATGTTCGGGGTATTGGCTACACAAATCCCGCTTTTTTTGCCTAAAGTATCTAGTCGCAAATGATTGCGACCCTAACGTATGGTAAGCCCTATAATATAGTCTGCCATAGCCACGTAGCTTTTCTCTGTATTGTTGATATGTCATTATTAGCACTCCTCTTGAAGTTGTGCGGATTGAAGGGTTGAAACTAATTTTATTGATCTAGCCAACTCTTTTGCTTCCGAAGCTTTATCACTTCCAACGCAAATCGAAAATGCACCATTAATTTCCTTAAAACCTTTTGAGTTGTGCGCTTCCTCATTTAATCTGGTAACTGTCTCGACTGCTTCCTGTTGATTTACCAGGATTGGCGAACCACAGGCCCAAGAGTCCACCTGTAGATAGTCTCTTTTTCCATCGACATTTTTGCGAACCTTTACCACTACATACTTATCCATTTTTAGCACTCCTTTAGTAAATTGTTAAAAAAATCCTGACTTAATTCTATAGCTTCATTTTTCTCTACATTTCGAGATTCTAACCACTTATTAATGTGCCTGGTAGTGGTTGGACTCCATTTTTTTGAAGTCCGGACGGTGACCCCCGTAGACAACTTTGCCGCTACTGGTGTTTCATAGCTAAAGAATACCGTTGTTTCGTCGTTCAAGGTGACTTCTGTTTGATTCTTTGCTATTGATTTAAGTTTTAAGTTTTCCATTTTTTAAAGCTCCTCTATTAAATCAGTCATGATGTGATTAAAAGCACATTTAAAAGTTATAGTTTTGTTTTCATAATGGTCGCAAGGTGCTAGACCATACACAAACATGGAATCCGATTCTGTTTTGACTTCTGATTCATCTGAAAACGTAAATATATATCTAGGATTTCCATTGTATGAATTTTTACCTCTTACACATTTAACGCAGTCTTTTGTTAGTATTTCCATTGTTTAGTACTCCTTTTTATTTTCCAGTTAGTTGATTAATTGCAAATGCTTTTGCATGTTCCAGACTTTTAAAACTTAAACAGTTAACCATGAATCCTTTTTTAACAATTCTGTTTCCAGTTGGGTGCGGAAACGTGTGACTCTTAAAACTGACCAAAAAAACACCCCCCTTTTTTTTCTTGATCGATCCAATGTTTGTCCCTACATTGTCAGAATCTTGAATTCCCCAAAAACCTTTTGAAGCAAGTTTGTCGTAAAATATAACGTCCATTTTTTAATGCTCCTTTGTTTACTTTGTTTAACTTGTGTATAGGATGCCAGGTAGACACACACATGTCAACTTTTTTATTTATTTTTTCTTTGTGAATATTCACGTTTTCTTTTGTTTACTTTTGTTTACTTTGGCACAACATTTGCATAATGCAAGAACCATGCCAAGTTTCTTATGCAAGATTCATGCCAACTTTTGTTGACTTATGAAAAACTTTTTGAACCAATGCAAGAACCATGCCAACTTTAGAATACATTAGTTATTCTCATGTTTAGCTTTATGCAAGAATCGTGCCAA